CTTCGGTACTTCACTTGGGCCATTCGTGCCCGGGGTTTCCCTTTCTTTCGTTGTGGCTGCTAGCCGGGGAACTAGCTTTTGCCCATCGTATCGCGTGGTTACACCATGCTATCACGTGCCGCTGCTGAGGCAGCTGGCGAGAAGCAGCGTAAGAGCGCTTCTGAGTGTGTTCCGTATGTACAGACCACACCTGGCTCTTTCACTACTACTTCGTGGTCATATCCTGAGCTGTTGCGTATAACGCAACAGGAGGCCCTGCTGTATGTTGCCCATCAAGATTCGTTAGGCCCACGCAGCTCGGGCGCCGCTGAAAGCGACGACGTCTCAATCAACTGCTTTTCGCAGTTGGTGGACGCAGTCCGTAAGTGCTTTTGTGGTGACACACCGGACTCTTTGGCCCGTGTGTTTAACCCGGCAGTTTACGTTCAAGAAATGGGTATTTCCACGAAGTCGCAATTGCGTGTAGTCAAAGAAGAGAGGTCCGACTGGGCTGACTTGTTGATTCGTGCGCATACGCTTTATCACAATGGGGCGGACACGGGGCAGCCATTGGGCTGTGCTGGAGCAGGTAACGCTATTGCCATTGATTCCAACACCCGTTTCCAAAGAGCAGCCAGGAATTATTCAATTCCAGATGAGCAACAAATTTTGTCTAAGATGGCAGATCCCGAGAAATCGAGAAGCACTCATCCATATTTGGCTGCAGCGCGCTATTCGACTGTTACCAGTTTGCGCGCTCTCGCTACCAGTGTTGACGCCGTACAAGAGGACCCCTGTATTTCAGCGAATAAGAGAGATCAGGGGGCTTTTGGCAAACGACCTGTGCACCAATTGAAGGATTTGGGGCATATGGCCGTATCCTCTACACCCGTCAACAATGACGTCAAGACAGTGCGGACCCTAATAGATTGTTTGTCTTACGAAACTTCTTTGCGTGAGCATTCGGGGCATGACATGATCATTTGGGCTTCCTATTATCCCGAGCTAGCAGGTAGAACCTGTGAAAGCGTTTATTACGCTGATTCCGACAGTACTTTTGTGGAGATTATCGGACGGGACAAGGCGACTGCAATATATAAGCGGCAGATTGCCTGGGATTTTACGCCAAGTGACATCGTCTATATCGAGAATGAATGCCGATCCGCTTTTACTGTTTACAACGTCATTCGATACCCACAACCAAATTTGCTAAAACAAGTGGTTTTCCTTTGTGCATTGCAAACTATTAATTTACCTTATGCAATTGTCAATCGGCTTGTTCGATGGACCAAGGGCCATGATTTAGCTGACACCGGCATTGAAACTCCACGGCCTTGCACTAATGTTGTGCTTGTGCCTAAAGACCCGGCGCGTCCATACACTCAAGATATATTAGTTATGAGTAATGGCACACCTGGTCGACCTACCGCTTGCATCAAATACAGAAGCGACGTTTCCCCGTCATCGTGTACAACCATGAACACGGAAGTATACAATTTCCTCAAGTCTATCAATACGCAGGCTGGGCGTCACCTTACTGTTCGTGAGGTGATTAAACGCTTAGAGCTATATGCTGTGGACAAGGAGGACATTTGTGAACCTGCGGCTGCGGCTTACTGTGAGCTGCTTCGCACGGTCGCATGGTGGGGTGAGTTGCCCAATGTGGTTTATTATGGTTCCGAAAAGCCAAAAGCCACATTGACACCTGCCGAGATTGCCGAAGCTAAGGCGGTCTTGGCAGCTCCGCAGTTGACGCTCAACAATCCAGGCGTCACTGTGAAGTCTGATGGTGCTATGGAGACATATGTCGAACAGAAGATGGTCGGCAGGCGCAACACGACTGTGCCTTCCGACCAGTGGACTAAGATATCGAATATGATTTTAAAACATTGGGTCGACTGTGTTCAAGAAGAAACTGGCATTAAGCCAGGGTCGCTCCAATTGGTAGATTGAGAACTTATCCTCAAGTCACGTAGCAAGAGAATGCAGCGTGACAGGGAGGTCACCTTCGGTTTGGGTCCAGAGGGGCCCGAGATTGGTCGTGCTGAGCTGAAGAATGAAGTTGCACATAACACCAAGTGCCCTAGGTGTATTACTTGCCCCGCTTATGACGTCTCTATTCAATCGGGCGTGCTCGGTAAAACCTTGGAGCAGGTCCTGAAATCGACGTCTTGGTATAACCCTGGGCTTACACCGACGCAATTGGCCGAGGAAGTGGTCACTTGCTATGAACTGAGCTGCAAGCACGAGTCTATGTACGAGTGCGGTGGTGTCCGCGCCGTCGATTATACCGCGGCGGATGAGGGGCACACCAAACACAGCAACAGAGTCAACCGCGCGCTAATTAATCGCTTTGTGTGCGAGCGCGATTTGGCCACGGCTTTGGAAATATACGACAGTTGCTTTAACATGCCTGTCCAAGTCGGGCCCAAGGTTGAGTCAACCCGTGATAAGAATGCTAGTGGTACCGGCATCACTACCATTCAAAACACGGGTCCTTTCTCCGAACGTGAGCTGGAGACCACGGTTTTGGCCATGGTCTTCCGTTCCATGATGGACGAGGGCAAACCACATAATGTGGTAGAATCTCTGAAGGCTGGAGAGCCCCCTCAAGAAGTCATGTACAAGGACTTTCTTCGTCATCTCCGTTACATTCAAAATAACTGGGATTTAGATGAAATCCATCATTACGGCCAGAAACCGGTTATTGCCATCGCATATGGTTGGATTGGGCCGAAGTTTGGAGACGACGGACTTGCCCCTGCCATCCCCTATGTTAGTGATAAATTATGGGAGTGTGCTATGCTTTATGTTGATCGGATGGACGGTTTTGAGCGTAAGCTTGAGACCACTTCGGCTGTTAAAGGTGAGCCTGTCGAATACCTCAGCCGAATTTACCCCCGCCCAACCTCATCGTCATCGTCGTACTGCAAGGTTGAGAAAGCTATCGATAAGATATCGATTGCGATTAATCGCGATCGTGAGCGGTACTTTCTGAAGCTTCGCGGATATTGGACCACTGACCGTAGAACACCGATTGTTGGTGCTTATATTCAAGCCATATCCAATATGTATGACATCACGTTATCTGAAATTGGTAACGGTACCCCCATAGTTTCCGAGGAACAACTCGGTGCGTTGGATCCTGATCACGAGCTTCGCAAAGTTTACGAAAACGATCGGGATCTTTATTACAAGATCGCGGGGGGACCTTATCCTTATGATGCCGACGACAGTGCTCTGCAGTACGAGTGCGTAGCGGCGGATTACGGGATGACAGGTAACGAATTATATGCATTTGATGAGGAACTGCGGAAGCAGTCGACTTGGGCTGGAATCCAGGGTTTGATGCTCCCGGCTAGAATCGACAGGGAGCGTCCCGAAGATCCACTGGGCGAGGAGAGGAAGCCAGACCCACCTGGGACTGAGCGCGTTGCGGCGTTCTATTCTGGCGATGACCCTCGACTCGACAATTTCGAGTCCGCCGTAGCAAGCGGAAGTAGCACCGCGGGAACTTTCGATCAAGCACGCTCGGACGCAGCCCGCAAGGCTCTGGGAGAATTGAAATGGGCCAGAGATTTCTTGAACAGGGGCGCGTTGAGATCGTGATTCGACCCCGCAACAACGCGTGAGTACTTCCGCGTATTGGGTGGTGGAACTACCGAGTGCCTCCTCGGTAGAAAACTGGTGACGGTTTGTGGATTCAGGTCGGATTCCTAACACCCAAAACCACAGCGTTTGCCGGCGCAACAAATAGTAATAACGACATTTACTCATGGCTGCGAATACTGAGCTTTTGAGATTACGCGATGTTGTGCGCTCCAAGGAGCCAATGACTGAGCTTTGCAAGAATAGGCTCATCACTCCTGAGGCGTGCGATTGGGTCAAGTCTGCTCTTGACCCGTTTCACGATTTGCAGCTCGACAGTCTCCGTGGTTATCCTGATATTTCCACTGAGCCGACTGTAGTTGTGAAAGTTCGCCAGGCTGTGACAGTCTCCGCGCCTCCTGGTCTTGGTGCCAACGAGAATTGGGATTGTCACATTTGCCTTTCGCCTATCGACTTTTCGCCTTCATCCGAATCCGCTACACGTGGAGCTCGGGTGACACCGTTTGGCCCCGGCCATTCTGGTGCCGCGGAGTGTGCTGGTCTGATCGATTCATCCGACTACGCTAGGGTTGCTCGTATGGACGGTCTCCTGATCAACAGTGTGCCTTCTGAGTCCACTAATGATAAGAACATGACCTTCACACCTGGTCATTGCCCAAGGACGCCCGGTGGTGGCTACGAGCTCCAGCAGATCAATCTGGATAATTATCTAGATTTTGACGCTACGGATCTCGGTGTTTATCGCCTTATATATTCTGGGTTTGAAGTTGTCAACACGACAGCCCAGATATATAAACAGGGAGCGGTTACTGTTTACGAGTACGGTAATTCTTTCGAACAGGGCGCGTCGCTGCCTTCCCAAATTGTTTCGGGAGGTTCGACAACTTTGGCCGATGACCCAATTTCTCAGCCGACGACGTATTTCCGGTCTCCGCCGAACACTTTATCGGAGGCCAAGATTATGCCCGGCTCTCATTCTTGGGCTGCTCAAGATGGCTGTTACAACACAGCTAAGTTCCAGAGTGAGAACAAGTTTCAGGGCATGACTCGTCGTCCATGGGCGATTTGCCAAAACAACCTTACCGCCGGATCCACGTCTGGATACACTAACGGTGATGAGGGCTCGTTTGTTTCGGACATTGCCCTTATTCAGAAAAGTAATGCTACTGGCACTAGCCCCTCTCCAGTTACGAACCCTGGTGAATTCTCTGGCCCGGTTCATTTCTCGCATATGAACACAACGGGTGCATATTTCACCGGGTTGTCGCCCAATACGACGTTGTTTGTGACTTGGCGTGTGGGTATAGAGCGTCTTCCAGCGGCCAACAAGCCAGCGTTTCTTGCGCTGGCCCAGCCATCGGCCACGTTTGATCCAAATGCACTTGTGTTGTATAACATGGTATCGAATGTGTTGCCGCCTGGATGCCCTCAGGGGTACAATGACGCTGGCAAATGGTTTCGGTGGATTTCAGAGGCAGCTCAGAAATCTATTCCCACGGTTTATCCGATCGTGCGCACCGCTTCCATGCTTGCCACTAGCATGGGCCGCCCGGTTATCGGGGGTGCCCTCAATGCTCTCGGCCAGGCTATGAAACCTGTAGCCGAGGCTCAGGCTGCCAAACGGTTGCAAAACGCAGTTCGTAACCGTCAGCAACGAAAGCCCAATGGCAAGACTGCAGTTCAAAACTGGTCTCAGCCAACGCCTCGGGGTGTACGCCCCGGTGGCACGAATGGGCTCAATTAAGCGAGATTGAATTCTCGCCACGTAGACCCCGTATTGCTTTGGGGGTGTTCATGTACAACGGCAATTGTACGTGTTACTACATCAAGTCCGCTGAAACACTTTGGTGTACTGTGGCGGCACACACACCGTTACTGTGTCGATGTGAGGATTTCATCGACAGAGCACATTAAGTAGGGTGC